CCCAACGAAAAGTGGCCATTGTGACCGCATCGGATTCGGGCATCGGCAGCCGTTGTGCTGAGATGTTAGCCGAACAGGGCTTTGATATTGGCATCACCTGGCGTTCAGACGAGGAAGGCGCACAGCGGACCGCCCGTCGGGTAGAAGAGACCGGACAACGGGCAGAGACGATTCAGCTCGATCTGGCCGATCCGCCAGAAGGCGGCAAGGTGTTGCAGCAGTTGATCGACAAACTGGGCCGTATCGATGTGCTGGTCAACAATGCCGGGGCAAATTTTAAAGCCGACTTTATGGACGTGACCTGGGAAGACTGGCGTAAAACCTTCAGCGTGGTGATGCGCCGCGCGATAAATGCGCCCATTTCCGTGAGATAAATGGCACCGCTGCGGCGTTTCAGTAGTTGCAAAAGAATTACAATCCTACCGCGTCATCCTTCCTCTGACCATCTACCGGAAAATACCGGTAGAGCGTCGATAACCCCACCCCGTAGATAATAGCCAGCTGCTGGCGGGTATGCCCCTTAGTCAATAGCCGCCCAATCTGTTCCCGCTCATGCGGCTTTAATGCGTTGGGCCTTCCGCCTATGCGTCCCTGTGCTCTGGCTGCTGCCAGTCCGGCCAATGTCCGTTCGACGATTAGCTCACGTTCCATCTCCGCCAGTGCCGACATCACATGGAAAAAGAAACGCCCCATGGCAGTGCTGGTATCAATACTGTCTGTTAAAGAGCGGAAGTGGGCACCGCGCTCATGCAACTCTGATATAAGTGCGATCAGGTTCTTAACGCTGCGCCCCAGCCTGTCCAGTTTCCACACTACCAGGGTGTCTCCGCTATTAACGCACTTTAAAGCGCGTTTCAGACCGGGGCGGCTGGCAACTTTTCCGCTCATACGGTCTTCAAAAATGCGGTCACAGTTTGCGCTTGTGAGTGCATTACGCTGTAAATCGCTGTTCTGGTCGATTGTTGATACACGGATATAACCAATGACGGCCATCAATTCTCCTCCTCTATGTCGCGGTGGGAGGATTTTTACAGATTTCGCTATGTGTAACTGCTTTTCCAAAAACCTTGGTTTAAAGGAAGCCGCGAAACGCGATGTAGGAACAGGGGCAAATCAGATGCCTGATATGAGTGCGTGGACGCAAGGCGGAGGGACGAATGCCGGGTGGCGAAAAACGCCAGATGGTTTTATTGAACAATGGGGACGTGCCACTTTTGCCGATGGTGCCAATATTACTTTACCCATTCCGTTCCCAAATGCGTTTCTCACTGTGGCAGTGACGTCGCATCCATCTGATACTGGCGGTGTTGAAGTAGTTCAGGGCTATCCTGTTAATCTATCAGCGTTCCGACTTGGTGCAGCAGTTTACCAGGGAGGATCCTTTGCTCCATCGTCAAATCTTAACGGCATCTGGTTTGCAAAAGCAAAGTGACATGGATAAGTATTTATTTATAAATAATCAGTTTTTACCATCCGTTCTAAAAAGTGAGTTTCAAAAAAACGGTGCATGGGATGAAGCGCATGGTGTGTATGTTTCAGAGGACACATTTCAGGAGTATACCCGGCCGAATGATGTACAGGTTTTGGCAACTGGTGATGATGGTTACCCTGTATGGGCTGATAAACCACCGCTGACGCATGAAGAAGAAGTTGTCAGAGCCGAACAAAAACGCCAGGAGTTGATAGCGAATATTGACGATGTGACAGTTGACTGGCGTATAGAGTTGATGCTCGGTGATATCAGCGAAAAAAACAAAGCGAAACTGTCATCATGGATGGCTTATAAAACTGCGGTTAAAGCCGTCGATGTTTCGACGGCTCCTGATGTTATATGGCCAGCTCCTCCGGCTGAATAGGCCAGTCAATATCTGGTGCGCTGGATGTGTCTACTGCATCCAGTGCATCGAGATAGTCCAGCCACAGTCCGTATCGTTCCAGCTCGTCCCCCTTAAGCCTGCCTATAGCTGCCTTACCCGACCACTGCTTGTCATTCATAAAATTGTTGGCCTCACCGATGCGCCGTAACTTATCCAGCTCTGCCATAGCAATCAGCTCATCATGAGTTGGGGGCGGAATATCGACCCAGCATGGTTGACTATTTTCATCATGCGACAAGGTTTTTCCGATCGGAAACTGCTGGTTAAACTCCTCGGCGGTTTCTTCTGATATAGCAATCACGTCGTCTGGCCATGTTCCTGCATCAACATACAATTGCTTTTGAGCCAGCGGGATGATCATATTTTGAGACGGGCTGAAAACGTAACTATTCATTAGTAGCCAACTCCCCATACAGTAACCGTTGATGTTGATTTTGAGTAAGCTGAAGCTGCCTGGAATTTTGAACGATCCACTATTCTTGAGCTTGAAAACGGCGTCCCCGTCGTAGAGTAAATGAGGGAATTGTTAAGTGCTTGCATGATTGACATGCAGGCTGTTGGAAACGGCATAGGCCAGGAGGCATCAACTATGACCAGAGAACCATCGGTGGATGGTGGTACAGAGACTGATGTCCATTGAAATACAAATACCCGGTTAACTGAGCCAATTAGCGCCGGGATGATGACATAGCCCGATGTACTGCCTGAGAGGGTTGCCGCTGGCATTTTTGCCCCTTCCCCCAAACCAAGGTTTTTGACAAAGAGCGCCGGGTCAGGAATATCTGCGCCGTTCTGGTCTTTGGCCAGCTTCTCCGCCAGCTTGTTCAGGACCGTGGTTGCAAAGTTTGGATCGTTACCAAGGGCATCAGCCAGCTCTTTGAGCGTATCCAGCGTCTCAGGGGCGCTGCCAGCAAGCGCCGCAAGTGCTTTGGCCACAAACTCCGTTGTCGCCAGCTTCTTGCTGTTATCGCTATTTGCAGGTGTAGGCGCTGTTGGCGTGCCGGTGAATGTCGGGCTGGCCTTCGGCGCGTACTGGGTATGCGGGTCTGCTGCCGCGATGTGTTTCGCAAGGTCTGTACCGCCTTTCTCAACCTGTTGTTTCAGGTACAGCGTGCGGCTGGCCAGTTGTTTACCCTGACGGTTAGAAATTCCGTCAGGCCCGCCCAGAACGGGGTCAGAGACCTCAATCTGGTAGATGCCTTCTTCCCACTGCGGGGTTTCGGGTAGGTTTGCCATAATTAACTGCTCCCGTGGTTATAGCTGCCGTCATAGTTGACGGTGTTGTTGTAGCGAATGGCGACAGACTGATACTCCAGGCTTGCCAGATGGCAGCGGGCCGGAGCAAAGGCAGCGAGCGTCTGGCGTAACAGCGCCGCCTGATCGTTAGTGATGGGCTGCTGAAGGATGACGCGATAAACCGCCCAGGCTTCCGCATCGCCATGGACGAAAAGCCCGTTGTAAGTGTGTTTGCCGTCGTAGCCGATCTGGCCAGTGCCTTCAATCAGATCCACTTCGCCGAAGCCGAAACGGCGGATGATTTCCCGGATTGACCACGGCGTCCCTTTGTAGCGGTGCAGCTCGATAGCGGATTTGATAAGCATGCGGCGTACATCGTCCGACTCCGCCAGCTCCCAGCCATCGCCGAACAGTGAGAACTGCTCGCCCAGCCATGGCAGCGCGGAACTGTCGACAATATCGACGAGATAGACCATCAGTACGCTCAGGTCGATGTTATCCAGCCGCCCGGCGAGTCTTCCCAGTGCCCTGAGGCTGATATCACCCTCAAGCGGTGGCGGAAGTTGTAGCGGCTCAGCCATCGGATACTCCGGTCATATTGAGAGTGATCGCCGTACAGTTTGCCCATTCATTTTCTGCCACCACTTTCAGCACCGGTGTCACCAGTTCGACCTGATACACTCCGGCAACGGACAGCACGCTGATAATCTGACTGGGGACAATATCGCGCCCCAGCGTGGCGGTACGGGACGCTACCCAGTTCTGTATGGCGCTATTGGCGTTGTCCTTTATCGAGTTGGCATCCTGGTCACGATAGATAGTGATGTTGGCCTCAATGGCGTAATCCACCTGCACAGGTGTTTTAGCCCGCACGGTATCAGTGAGCGGCCTGACTTTTTCGTCCGAGCAGAAACTCTCTACCAGCGTAAGGATGCTGTCGTCCGGCAGGCCGGTACTGAGCAGCGGATACAGTTCTACAGTGCCGGGAACCGGGGAGAGCACAGCGACGTCGACGATGTTGGGATGGGCCTGCATGGCATGAAAGCGGTATGCCATACGGCTTCCGGCGTTGGTGAATGACTCCGGGGCCAGTTTGATACGCTCGCGGAGCCTGTCATTGTCTTCCTGCTCTGAACCACCAGAACTGGCCGCCAGATTAGTCACCTGCAGGTCGACGTTATCAATCTCATCGAGCAACTGACTGACCTGCGCAGGCTGCCAGCCGTTGCCAGCGGCTCCCGGCTCGGTACAGGTGGCCGTGGCATTGACCAGCAGCAATCCGGCTTTCAGTACCACGTCTGTATCGGTGGCAAAAATAATGCTGTCGGAAGCGCTGACGCGGGTTCCTGCCGGAATCAGCACATCAATGGCCAGTGCCTCATCCACGGAGAACTGGAGCGTGGTGGTGGCAGGCTGCGCGGCCAGGCGATATACACCGACCAGTTCACCGAGGTAATCAATCATCGGCTCACGGGCAAAGGCGACCAGATTCTGTTTGGCCGCTTCCTGCGCCGCCACCCTGACCAGCATTTCGCGGTATGCCCACAGGTCAATCAACAGGCGCTCAGCCTGAGCGGGGTATAGCGTTTTGCCGGTTGCAGCTTCGTACTGTGCAATCATTTCAGCCGTGATTTTGTCGGCATCGCGTTCAATAAAATCGGGTTCTGTCAGCGCCATAGCAACTCCTGAGTCCGGGGCTGTCCGTCAGAGCCTTTCCAGCTCACCCGGAGCGTAAGATGTTCGCCTTCGACGGCGGGTTTGACCGACATAAGCTGGCAGCGAGGCTCCCAGCGGCGGATGGCATCGACGGATTCGCGTACCACATGCGGAATAGCCCGGTCGATGGGCCAGTCGATATAAAGGTGCAGATTGCTGCCGAACTCCGGGCGATGCGGGTCGCTACCACGAGGAGTTCGCAGGATGATTTGAATAGCCTGCCAGATATCATCCAGCCCCCGGACGATTTCGCCGGGAGCCTGCAGGGCCGGTTGCCAGAATACTGAAGTTGTTTTCATGGGGGCAGTATTGCCCCTGCGCGGGAACGCCGATATTAAAGGCGTTTAAGAAGGTCAGTGGGAGTGGTGATTAGAGTTCTGGCCATCAGACAGCATGCTGCCTGTTGAGTGGGCATTGCCGTTGATTTCAAGGTTGCCGTTCACCGTGGTGGTGTCAGCGGTCAAATCAATGGTTTTCCCCTTCAGGCTGATACCTACCGCAACCTCGATTACTACGCGCTCGATACCGCCTTTGACCGTCAGCGTATGGGTCGCGCGGTTATAGCTGAACTCTGCGCCATCCGCGTATTTCGTGCCCCGGACGTTTTTGTCGCTGAACGGCGGTTTATCGACGTCTGAGTACACCGCGCCCAGAATGACACCATCCTCGCCGTTGGCATCGAGCAGCACCTCAACCTGCTCCCCCACATCAGGGAGCCAGTAATCCTTGTTATTCTGGGTGTTGCGCTGCAGCACGTTAAGCCAGTTAGTGCGCAGGTTATCGCACTCAGGCAGACGAACGCGGGCCTGAACCTTGTCGGCATCGACGGCGCTGACCGTACCGACCTGACGGGTGACGCCTGCCATTATTTCTTCTCCTTTGTTACCGTGGACGTGCTGCCGTCCGGTTTATAGACGGTCAGTGTCTGGCTCTTGCCGGTCTTTTTACCTTTTTTCGCCTTGCCCTGCGTGACCGGCCCTCGCGCCACCTCCAGTTCGGTGATGTAGCCGCTGTTGCGGTCAAATGCATGGCGGGCAGTGGTTATCAGCCATGGCCCGGATAACTGTCCAAAACCCACCAGTTCAATTTTGTTGCCTGCTGTCAGTTGAGGTGTCCCCATCAGCGTCAGGGAGCCGTTCTGCTGGTATTCGTTATGCCTGGCCAGCGCCGAATCTGCTTTAATCCGTGCGGTGTCCGGGTCGCTGACGCGGCTGTTGACCTTCAGTGTGTCGGCACTGGTGACCTTACCACCTTTGGTTTGTTTGTCGCTTTCGCTGGTGCCGCCATCAGCTTCGTAGACGATCAGCTTTTTATCGCTGCTCTTCTGATGTTTTACCTTCGCGGATTTGTAGACGCGGTTGATGGTGTCACGCAGGGAAAAGCTGGCCACATCCTGTGGCTTCAACTGTTTTACCGGCTCCTGACCGCGCAGCGTGGCCAGATGAGAGAAAATCAGCTGGTCGCTGACCACTTTTACGGCATAACCATACTCGCTGGCCAGCCGACGCAGGAAGCTCACGTCCGTTTCTGCATACTGGGTCACCCGGTCAATTTTGATGGACTCAATACTGCCAACCAGCTTCAGCTGATGCTTTTTGGCAATCCGCCCGGCGATGGCCGCCAGCGTGGTGCTCTCGAAACCACGACTGGATTTAGTCCGCAAGGCGTTGTTGACCGACGTGGCCACGCCCCGGATAGCGACAACGGACGCGGGCGAACTCACCTCGATCTCGTCTATCGAGAACGTACCGCAGGACAGCAGCTTCTCGCCCTGATAGCCCATCTTGAGCGTCAGCGTGTCGCCCTTGCCCGGATACCACTTATCCAGCCAGCGACCATCGGTGTCGTCCAGCTCCACCTCAATGGTATCGGACTCGCATTTGATGTTATCGCTGTAGGTTACGCGGGTGACATAGGGGGCGATATCGGTGGTGATGTTCTTCTGCAGATACCACAGGGTGAAAACCGGACTCAGAACATCGCTGACGCCGGTTAACGCTGATGCGGCCTGTGCAGTGCTGTTTATCTCAGCCATGGGGCAATATCCTCTTCTGTACTGGCTTCTTCAGCCTCGATAACCGGGATCAGTAACAACAACCCGGAGGGCAGCACCGGCGTAATGGCCACGTGCGGATTGGCGGCAATTATCCGGGGATAGCCCAGTGGGTCGCCGTAGTACTGCCATGCCAGAGAATCCCAGCGCTCTCCGTTAC